TGGAACTGGTAAGATGGAATTTATGGGATGGTCTGACAACGAAGAAAACGGATCCGACATTGTTGTTGACTTTTCTTCAGGAACTGGTTCAGTGGTCTTAGAACTTGCTAAGGTCTCTGGTTATGGTCCGCAGCAACACCAAAATGCCCCTCTGGATACAGACGGCAACGGATATGACGGAGGAACATTAGGATGAAACTAATCACAGAAGTCGTTGAAGACATCAACATCCTTACCGAAGAAACAAACGGTAAGAAGACACACTTTATCGAAGGTATCTTCCTTCAGTCAAATCTCCAAAACCGCAATGGTCGTGTTTATCCAAAAGAGATTATGCAGAAAGAAGTTGAAAGATACAACGAAAGTTACGTAAAATCGAATCGCGCTCTCGGTGAACTTGGTCACCCAGATGGTCCATCCATCAATCTCGATCGTGTTTCACATATGATTGTCTCTCTTAGAGAAGATGGAGATAATTATATTGGTAAAGCAAAACTCATGGATACACCAATGGGTAATATTGCCAAGGGTCTTATCGAAGGTGGTGCGAAACTTGGTGTTTCGTCGCGTGGTATGGGAACTCTGAAGGCAAACAAAGATGGCATCAATGAAGTCCAGAACGACTTCTATCTTGCCACCGCTGCTGATATTGTCGCCGACCCATCTGCTCCTGATGCCTTCGTTCAAGGTATTATGGAAAATAAAGAATGGGTTGTCGTTAATGGAGTCTGGACTGAGCAAGCATGCGATATGTCTAAGAAATATATCAAGAAAGCAAGCAAGAAACAACTAGAAGAAGCAAAACTGCAAGTCTTCCAGCGTTTCTTGTCGCATCTTTCATCAAGATAAATTTTTATAAATAAAATACTAAGTTTCGAAACTAGGAGAAAACAATGAGCGTAGAAAACAAAATCAGAGAGTTGCTAACAAAAAAGCAACTGTCGGAAGAAGTTGTTTCCGAAGCGACCGCTGGTGACACTACTAATCCAACTCAGGGTTCTTCACAGAGCAGTCCTGCAGCTGGTGAACTCGGCGCTGGTTCGGTAAGTAAAGATACATCAATTCCTTCGAAGACTGCAGGCGATAAGGCACTAGCACGTCAGGGTTCATCGCAAGATGCGCCACACGAAGATCGCGATGGCGAAGCAGACGAAAACCAAGGTGCCAAGGCATCTGGTTCAGTTTCTAAGGACGATCTAATGCAACACTTCACTGGTAATAAAGGTGAAGGAACTGCTAATTTCACAACTGTTGCTGATCCTGCATCTGTTGTCAACCAACCAAATTCAAAGGGCAATGTCCAAAAAGAATCGGTTGACGAAGACGATGAAGATCTAATCGAAGACGATGAAGATCTCGACGACGAAGATGAAGATCTAGAAGAAGATTTCTCTGCAGAACTTGCTGCTCTTTTTGACGGGAATGAAGACCTGTCAGAAGAATTCCGTGGCAAGGCATCATCGCTCTTTGAAGCAATGGTAACTGCTGCAGCAAACGTTAAGGTTGCTGAACTGGAAGATGCTCTCATCGAAGAAGCAGCAAACCAAATTAATGAATATAAGAATGATCTTGTTGAAAAGATCGACTCATACCTAACCTATGTTGCAGAACAGTGGGTTGAGCAGAACGAACTTGCAGTTGAAAACGGACTTCGTGCCGACATTACTGAATCGTTCATCGATGGTATGAAAAACCTATTTGCTGAGCATTACATCGATGTTCCTGAAGAGAAATATGATGTGCTTGGTGAAATGCAAGACCAGATCGACGAGTTAGCAAGTCGTCTGGACGAAACTCTATCTGCTAATGTAGAACTGCACGCTTCGAATATCCAACTTCAGAAGGAAAGTGTTCTTGTTAAGGTAACTGAAAACCTTGCAAAAACCGACGCCGAAAGATTTGCTGGTATTGTTAACGATGTAGAATTCGAGAACGCAGAAATCTTTGAAGAAAAATTAAACGTGATCAAGGAAAATTATTTCCCAACGACACGCCAAATTTCTGAAGGCACCCTGGAAGATGGTCTAGAATCTGAAGTCCAGGACAATACAGTTATGTCGATTTATGCGAACGCAATCAGCAAAGCCGTCGGTAAAAACTAAGATTTTATAAATAATCAAGTTGATAAAAAATCACCTTATAAGGAGAAAACTAAATGTTTCTTTCAGAATCACTACAAAAGAAGTGGGAACCTGTTTTAAACCACGAAGGTCTGGACTCGATCAAGGATCCATATCGTCGTGCGGTTACTGCAGTAGTTCTTGAAAACCAAGAAAAGGCTCTTCGTGAAGAAAAGTCTGCTCTCTTCGAAACTACACCTGCTGCTAACTCGCTAACAAGCGGTGGCGTTGACACATACGATCCAATTCTTATTTCGCTCGTACGTCGTTCGCTTCCTAACCTGATGGCATATGACGTTGCTGGTGTTCAACCAATGTCGGGTCCAACTGGTCTTATCTTCGCAATGAAGTCACGTTACAGCGCAATGGACGGTGCTGAAGCTCTCTTCAATGAAGCAGATACAGACTTCTCGGGTACTGGTGCTCACGACGGTTCAAACCCTGTTGATGGTACTTATACAACTGGTACTGGTATTGCTACTTCGGACGCTGAACAACTTGGCGATCCTTCGGGCGATGACTTCAACGAAATGGCATTCTCAATCGAGAAGACAACCGTTACTGCTAAGACTCGTGCACTGAAGGCAGAATACACTGTCGAACTGGCACAGGATCTCAAGGCAATTCACGGTCTTGACGCTGAAGGCGAACTTTCGAACATCCTTTCGCAAGAAATTCTTGCTGAAATCAACCGTGAAGTTATCCGCACAATCTATAAGGTTGCTAAGACTGGTGCTGCTTCGACTGCGACTGCTGGTACTTTCGACCTTGACGTTGACTCAAACGGTCGTTGGAGCGTAGAACGCTTCAAGGGTCTTCTGTTCAACATCGAACGTGATGCTAACGTAATCGCGCAAGACACCCGTCGTGGTAAGGGTAACTTCATCGTCTGTTCGTCAGACGTTGCTGCTGCTCTTGGTATGGCAGGTATGTTGGATACAGGTGGCGCTCTTGGTGGTTCGCCAACTCTTTCTTCAGACGACACAGGTAACACCTTTGTTGGTACTCTGAACGGACGCTACAAGGTATACGTTGATCCATATTCAGCAAACACTGGTGCTGCATCGCAGTTCTATGTTGTTGGTTATAAGGGTCCAAACGCATACGACGCTGGTATCTTCTATTGCCCATACGTTCCACTACAAATGGTTCGTGCTATCGATCCTAACACCTTCCAACCAAAAATTGGTTTCAAGACTCGTTACGGCATGATCGCTAACCCATTCGTTCTTAAGTCGGACGGCACAACTGACGGTGATACATTCACTGCCAACCGCAACCACTACTATCGTCGCGTTAAGGTTACTAACCTTATGTAATCGATACCTCTCCGTTAGAGAGAGGGTTGCTAAGAAACTGGGGGGAGCAGAAATGCTCTCCCCATTTTCATTATAAATATGAGGGAGGAAAGTCTTATGTTATCCAATACAACAAATGTATCAGAAGCATCTTGGTCGAGCAGTCAACCAAGTGATCTCGATTATCTAAAACCAAACGGATTTAAGTTCCAGATTCACACTCTGCCGAACGTTTCATATTTCTGTCAGGCAGCAAATATCCCTGCATTCAGCATTGGTTATACTACAACAGAGACTCCACTCTCACCTCTTTTTAATCCTGGTGAAAAACCACAGTATGGCGAACTAATTATTCGCTTTCTAGTCCAAGAAAATATGTCGAATTACATCGAACTATATAATTGGTTGACTGGACTTTCTTTCCCAGATAATCATGAACAATATAAGAAATGGAATGCTGATCAGCAATACAGATTCCCAGCAGTTCCAGAGAAGCGTCTTGGCGCAGTAACGAATTTCTCTGACGCAGATTTCTTTATCCTAGACTCGGACAACAATCCAAACGTCAAGATCAGATACTATGATCTTTTTCCTGTCAGTCTAGAAGCACTGGATTTTGATATCGCCAGTGGAAATGTAGAATACCTTGTTGGTATTGCTGCCTTCAAATACAGAAGGTATACAATCGAACCCCTCTAAATATTATGGTGTTATTATGAAACTTACTGAAATTCAAGAAATGTGGAATAAAGATAGTAAGATTAATGATCTTGATCTTGGTAAATCATCCACACAAACAGCAGAATTACATGCAAAGTATTTGAATCTGCTAACAAATTCAAAACTACAACTGCGAAAATTTGAAGCAGATAATCTACGGTTGCGCAGAAACAAATTCAAATACTATCGCGGAGAAATGACACGCGAAGAACTAGAAGACAATGGATGGTTACAATACCAAGGTGTTAAACCACTCAAGAATGAAATGGATGAGATTATCAACTGCGACGAAGATGTCATCAAGTCGATCGACAAAGTCGAATATATAAAAGCAGTCCATTACCAGTTAGAGCAAATCATTCGTTCCTTGAATGGTCGTGCGTGGGAAATCAAAAATGCCATTGAATGGACGAAATTCACCAACGGATTGATGTAGTGTCTGACTTAAAAGTAACCAAAAAGAATGAAGTCCATCTTCATATTGAATCTGATCCCAGCATCGCACAGGAACTGAACGATTTCTTTACGTTCGACGTTCCAGGTGCACGCTTCATGCCGCTATACAAAGCACGTATGTGGGATGGTAAAGCAAGACTGTTCAATATGTGGACCAAAGAACTTTATGTTGGATTACTGCCATATCTTCGCGAATTCGCAGAACGTTCAGACTATAAAGTGGATCTCGATATTGAACGGATCGGCGATCCAGTAAGTCTCGAAGATGTGACAGAGTTTGCTAACTCTTTAAATCTACACTCCCAAGGTAATCCCATACAAACAAGAGATTATCAGTTAGACGCTGTAAAGTATGCGATTCGTATTGGTCGCACTCTGCTGCTCTCTCCAACTGCCTCTGGTAAATCTCTAATCATCTATCTACTAATGCGTTACCATCAGCAGTTTGGGCGCAAGCAACTAATCATTGTTCCAACCACATCTCTGGTTGAACAGATGTATAAGGACTTTCAAGATTATGCCTCAGAAACAGACTGGAAAGCAAGTTACAATTGTGCGAGAATCTATTCAGGGTTCGAGAAGTCGAATGAGTATCCCATTACGATATCAACGTGGCAATCAATCTACAAATTGCCTAAAAAGTTTTTTGATGAGTTTGATGTCATTTATGGGGATGAAGCGCATCTTTTCAAAGCGAAATCGCTAACCTCTATTTTCGATAAATGTGTAAACACAAAGTTTAGAATCGGAACTACTGGTACTCTTGATGGTACCAAGACACATAAGTTGGTTCTAGAGGGTCTCTTCGGTAAGGTAAAGAAAGTTATCTCCACCAAAGAACTTATGGATCAGGGTTCAGTTGCTGATCTGAATATCACTTGTCTTGCTTTAGAATATTCCGAGGAGGAAAGAAAGGCAGTTACCAAACTAACATACCAAGAAGAAATGGACTGGTTGGTATCGCATCAAAAGCGCAACAATATTATCAAAAACCTTGCTACTACTCAGAAGGGTAACACTCTGGTGCTGTTTCAATTTGTAGAGAAACACGGTGCAATTTTATATGATATGATCAGAGAAAAAGCAGCAGCAAATCGTGAGGTCTTCTTTGTTCATGGCGGAACAGATACTGGTGATAGAGAGTCAGTTCGTCAGATTACAGAAACAAAAAATGATGCAATTATTATTGCCTCGTATGGAACATTTTCAACGGGAATAAATATACGTAACCTCCATAATGTTATCTTCGCATCGCCATCTAAATCTAGGATTAGAAATCTCCAGTCGATCGGTCGTGGTCTTCGTAAAGGTAATGATAAAACTGCCTGTAACTTATTTGACATTGGAGACGACCTAAGTTGGAAGAGCAGAAAAAATTATACTCTTACCCACATGGTCGAGAGAATTAAAATATACAATGAAGAAGGTTTCAAATACAAAATTGTAAGGATACCAGTGAATGGATGATAATCCACAAGTAATTAAAATGAAGAGCGGCGAGGTGTTAATCGCCAGCATATTTGAATATAAAGATGGACTTGCTCTTGTTGAGAACCCAATCGCAGTAGTAGCAATTCCAGTAATGCAAAATGCTATGGCGGGTGAAACGTTTCTACTGAAACCTTGGATTGGAATTTCTGCTAATACCTCATATGGTATTCCAATTTCAGAAATTCTTCTGACCTGTTCTCTCCGACCACAACTCCTGGCGCAATATAAACAATACGTGGAACTGCCACGGGATGTTGCCCCTCTGCCCCCAGAGGAAGACTACGAAGAACTCAACTTCGAAGCAGAAGTATTACGTAGTAGAAACTTATTAAATTGATTTTTTCATAGGCGACATAGTCGTTATACTATAAAAACGTGACTTAGTAAAGCTATTTCTGAAAAAAACATTTACTTTTATTGTTTTTAGAGGTATAAAGGTTACTGAAAGATAAGGATACATAATGGTTAAAAAACTAAACAGAAAAAACAATGTTCATTATGTGAACAACCAAGAATTTTTAGCAGCGATGATAGAATATCGCAACTCTGTGCAACTCGCAAAGAGTGAAGACAGACAGAAACCTCGCGTTCCCAATTATCTTGGTGAATGCTTTGTTAAGATTGCCAATCACTTGGCATACAAATCCAACTTCATCAACTACACCTATCGCGAGGAGATGATCCTAGATGGTATTGAAAACTGTATTACTTACATCGACAACTTCGATCCTGCTAAGTCTAGCAATCCCTTTGCTTACTTCACTCAGATTACTTACTATGCCTTCTTACGCCGTATCCAGAAAGAGAAGAAGTATACAGCAACCAAGTATCGATATATTCAGAACATCGACATCAGTCAACTAATTACTGAGGATGCAGATGGTTCTGAACATACAAATGAATTTATCAATTATCTACGCAAACAAATTGACGAAGCATATGATGGAGAACAAATAGATGGAGCAGCAAAACCAGTCTTCAAAAAGCGAAGACCAAAATATTTCGACAAAGAACCAGAAAATTCCCTTGACATTCCCTGAGAAATCAGGTATAGTGAAGGAAGTCAAAAATGATGGAGGTATTATGAATAAGTTTAGTGAGTGGTTTGGTGACAACTGGCCAACTGTTGTGTTTGGTACTTTGTTTATTATTGGTGGTTATGGTATCTACTCCAAGACCGTTGGTCACCAGATTGAAGTTACTCAGATCTCGCAGGAAAATCCTGGATGCATCTATCTCGAATCTAGTCGTCTCGGATCAGGACAGCACTATATGATCTGTGGTGGACAGATTACTCTAGTTCGTACTAAGGGTGATGCGGATCCCGAAGAAGTTTCACAGGCAGCAGTTGAAAATGCAATTACGCCTGACGCAAATGCTTCTGCCCCTGCTACTAAGCGAGATTGATATGCAACTGAATACGCACATGCATTATAGTGATATGACCAGTGACATGGAAACAGAGGTTGGTGAAATGACTCTTAACGCGAATCTTTATGTTGATGCCAGAGGTGCAACTCCAACCGAAAAGGCACTAGTCGTGGAAATTATGGATCGTCACTACAAAGAAATCCGTTCCGAGATTAACGCAATCGGTCGTTTTGCTTAACACATGAAAGTTGCATTAATCACCGACACCCACTTCGGTGCGCGATCGGATTCAATTCCGTTTGATAACTTCTTTAATAAATTCTACACAGAAGTTTTCTTCCCGCATCTCGAACGCGAAGGAATTAAAACCATCATCCATCTGGGTGATGTTTTTGATCGTCGGAAGTATATCAATTTCAATACACTAAAGAAGTGTCGTGAGTATTTCTTTGATCGAACTGCCGAACTTGGTATCGAGGTTCACATGATTGCAGGAAATCACGACACTTTCTTCAAGAACACCAATGAAGTCAACGCACTCGATCTGCTTCTTAGGGAATATCCTAACGTAATCACATATTCTGACGCAGAAGAAATTAGATTAGACGGAAAGAATCTACTGCTTGTTCCTTGGATTTGTTCGGGTAACTATGATCAAACTATGGAGGTTGTGAAAAACAGTAATGCACAAGCAGTATTTGGACACTTTGAATTTTCAGGTTTCGAAATGTATCGTGGGCATAAGAATGACCACGGAATGGGTACTGAGAGTTTTGATAGATTTCCTCTCGTTTGTTCTGGTCATTTCCACCATCGCAGTCGCGTTGGTAATATTTTGTATCTTGGTAATACCTATGAGTTTACTTGGAGCGATTATAATGATCCGCGAGGGTATCATATTTACGAAACGGAAACGAATGAGGTAGAGTTTCATGAGAACCCATTTAAAATCTTTCATAAAATCTACTATGATGACACTACTGGTGACCCTAGTTTGCTTGATCTTAGCACACTTGTGGGGAGTTGTGTTCGATTAGTTGTCGTAAAGAAAACAGACTTCTATAAGTTTGATCGCTTCGTTGATAAACTGTATGACTGCAATCTTCTAGAACTGAAGATTATTGAAGACTTCTCTGAGTTCGAGACAGATGCACTCGAAGATGAAGAAATGAGTGTAGAAGATACCATGACTGTTCTTTCTGATTTTGTTGATACTATTCAAACTGATCTAGAAAAGACTCGCATTAAATCTATTCTACAGACTCTCTATGTTGAGGCACAGAACGTTACCGTATGATCAATTTTAATACTATTCGATGGAAAAACATGCTGTCGACTGGAAACCAGTTTACAGAAATTAAATTGGATCGTTCTCCCAGCACCCTAATCGTTGGTGAAAATGGTGGTGGTAAATCGACTATGCTCGATGCACTTTGCTTTGCTCTCTTCAATAAACCGTTTCGTAACATCAACAAACCACAGTTGATCAACTCCATCAACAAGAAGAACTTGATGGTTGAGATTGAATTTCAGACTGGTCGCAAGTCATATAAGATCGTGCGTGGAATTAAACCAAATGTGTTTGAGATTTACGTAGACGGTGATCTTATTAACCAAGACGCTGCTGCTCGTGACTACCAGAAGTATCTTGAGGAATCAATTCTCAAGATGAATTACAAATCGTTTACTCAGATTGTTATTCTGGGAAGCGCATCGTTTACTCCATTCATGCAACTTCCTGCGTTTACTCGCCGAGAAATTATTGAAGACATTCTTGACATTCAGATCTTTACTACCATGAACACTGTCTTGAAAGACAAGATCAATGATGTCAAAGATAAGTTGACTGCTGCAGATAATCGTCTCGAGGTTCTGAAACAAAGAGCAACACTTCAGAAAGAATATGTAGATACTCTTGAGGCAAACAAAGAGAAACGTGTTGATGAAATTCAATCGCGAATTGAGGAGGGCGAACTTGCGATCGCCAGTTTCCAAAGTCTTGTTACTACGCTCGAGGGTAAGAAGATTACACAAGAAGATGCGAAGGTAGCGCTCGGCGACCTCGCCACAAAGCAAAAGAAACTTGAATCTTTCAAGACCAAATTTTCAACCCAACTCCGCGATATCCAAAAAGAAATTTCTTTCTATGAGGACACGGATGATTGCCCGACATGTAAGCAAGGAATATCACACGAGCACAAGTCCACCCTCGTGGATGAACGCAAGAGTAAGGTCGAAACCCTCAACGAAGGAATGGCAAAACTCTCGGAAGAATTTGCGAGACTTCAGGAACTGATTGCAGAAGATACGACAATATCAGAAGAAATCTCCAGGATTAACAAGGAGATACTTTCAAACAATAATGAAATTATTGTTGCGCAACGATTAATCCAAGCACTGAATCTGGAACTTAATGACATCACGACTAAGACTGCAGATATAGACGTTGAGAAAGATAAGTTGAAAGAATTCGCAAAAGATGTTCTTGCGCAGAATTCTGAGAAGGCGAAACTTAATGAAGAAAAGCATTACATGGACGCTGTGTCGACACTTCTCAAGGACACTGGTATTAAGACTAAGATTATTCGGCAATACCTTCCAGTTATCAATAAACTGGTGAATAAATATCTGACTGCCATGGACTTCTTTGTTCAGTTTAATCTTGACGAGAAGTTTGATGAAACAATCAAGTCTCGTCATCGCGACGATTTCAGTTACGCTTCGTTTAGCGAAGGCGAGAAGCAGAGAATTGACTTGGCACTGCTATTTACTTGGCGCACAATTGCTAAGATGAAGAACAGCGTTGCGACTAACCTGTTGATTCTTGATGAAGTCTTTGACAGTTCTCTAGATAACAATGGAACAGATTACGTCATGGCATTGTTAGATACTCTTGGTGAGGAAACGAATACGTTTGTTATCAGTCACAAGGGTGATCAACTGTTCGATAAGTTTCGCAGTTTGATCAAGTTTGAAAAGAAAAATAACTATAGTGAAATGGTGGTATAATGGAACTGTTGAAAATTAGTGATCCCATTCTACGGGATATCCCTACTGAATTTGATTTTGAAACTCAGAATGCACAGGAACTCGCCGATAAACTTTGGGCAAAATGTCGAGAACTAAGAGGACTTGGTCTTTCTGCCAATCAAGTTGGTATCGACGCAAGAGTTTTTGTGATGGGAACTGCCGATGATAATCGGAAGAATATGTTTAATCCCAATATCATTGGTGTGTCAAAGGAAACAGAACTTGCGGCAGAAGGTTGCCTGAGTCTTCCTGGTCTTTGGTTAAATATTCGTCGACCAAAAGAAGTTACCATTTCGTATAAGAATGTTGCTGGTGAATATGTTGTTGAACAACTCGCAGGATTGGAAGCACGCATTGCCTTGCATGAATACGATCATATGGTCGGTTTGAATTTTATGGATAGAGCATCTAAGTTGAAGCGAGAGATGGCACTCAAGTCCCTAGAAAAACGAGCAAAGAGGTACATTAGAAAAAATGTCAACCAATAATTACGATTTCGGATTTACATTCGAAGACCCAACTGAAACTGTAATTCATGTCCAAGAACCATATAGTTCTCAGAAAATAGATGCTGGCGATCTCAAAGATGAGATTATGGCGAAACTCTACGATCTCGAATCGAGATTGCTTGGCATGGATACCGAACAACAAGTTGCACAATTCAAGGCACTTGTTGAAGCAGATGTTGCTATGAAACTAAAAGAGGTAGAAGATCTAATTCTGCCTCTCCTTTATAATTTGATGAAAAATCCTGAAAAGGAATACATCCACTGGCCGAATAGGACACCAATCATTGACAATCAAATTGACAAGATCACCGCGATCACGAGATATTATGAACGAGTATGAACATGCTCCTCAAAAACCAAAATTCTTTACGCAACCAGTAGCAACTGCAGTAACATTTTATCTGTGCGGTGAGATCAAACCAGCAGAAGAATATGTTGAATGGTTTCAAATCCTGCGAGCAGCAGGTGAAACTGACATTATCTACATTCGTATTAACAGTGAAGGCGGCGACCTGTTCTCTGCTATGCAGTTGGTTCGCGCAATTCAAGAATCAAATGCAACAATCGTATGTTCGGTTGAGGGTATCTGTATGAGTGCTGCCACTCTGGTTTTCCTCAGCGGCGATCGCTACGAACTGTCTGACCATACCATGTTCATGTTCCATAACTACTCGAGTGGAACTATTGGTAAGGGTGGTGAGATGTATGACCAGATTACGCACTTCCGTTCTTGGTCAGAGAAACTGTTCACCTCTTTCTATAAGGACTTCCTGACAACCGACGAAATCAAGTCGATGCTTGATAACAAGGACATCTGGTTGGACGCCGAGGAAGTTGCAAAGCGACTCGAGAATCGGGTGAAGGTGCAAGAAGAACCTTCTGGGGATGAAACTCCGAAGAAAAAAACGAGAAAGAAAATCCAAGAACAATAAATAGGCTTGACTTTTTACTAAAACTCAGGTATATTGATTGCATGATTGGATTTAAAGAATATATTGCCGAACGCGAAGAGGGTTCTGGTCTAACCATATGGGATATCGACGAGACCCTCTTCAACACAAAAGCACTGGTCTATGTGATGAAAGGTCCAGATGTTGTTCGCAAACTGACCAATCAAGAGTTTAACACATATAAACTTGACGCTGGTGAGACCTTCGACTTTCGCGAGTTTAAGGACGCCAAGCATTTCCGCGATACTTCTGAACCCATCGCGAAGGCAATCCAAAAGTTGATTGCGATTCACAAGAACGTCAAGGCAAAGGGTAGTAAGATGATTGTCATCACTGCTCGCTCAGACTTTGACGACCGTGACATTTTCCTAGACACTTTCCGGAAGCAAGGTATCGACATTGACGATATCCACGTTCATCGTTCTGGTAATCTTAATGCTCCGAACTCTGCCGCTGGTAAGAAAATTTATATCAAACAATATCTCGATACGGGTAAGTATGCTCGTGTTCGTCTGTTTGACGATGCGATTTCAAATCTTGAAATGTTCAAGGGATTAGCAAAAGAATATCCCAACGTTTCCTTTGAAGCATATCTTGCGCATCATGATGGAACTATGACTCGCTTTTAAGGCTTGACATTTTTCCTGTTTCGAGTTAGAATGTAACAATAGAAGGAGAAAGTTATGATTAAGAATATCGTTTCTGGTTTGATTGCTGTTGCTGTTCTTGCCACGCCTGTTGCTGCGGAAGCACGCCATCGTGATGGCGAACGTGGTAGACACCATCGTGGTCTGAACACTGGCGAGGCAATTGCTCTTGGTGTTGGTGCATTTATCCTCGGTGCTGCTGTAAATGGTAATCGTCGAGAAGACCGCACTCGTCAAGAAGATCGTCAAGTTGAGCGCGAAGTCTATGAGCGCGAATATGAGTATCACTATCGTCGCCAATGTTATGACGCAATCCAAACACGCTACGACTACTATGGTCGTCCATATTATCAGCGAGTGACACGTTGTAACTGATAGGAATTTTTCGTAATGGTGCAAGTTCTGTTTTTGGCGACCATAATCCTACTGTTTTTGTATGTCCTATCGTCGTTGGTCGCCTTCGTCCTAACCAATATCATTCCAATCCTGATTGTCGGAGGAATAATTTATTATTTTTATCGTAAACGGGCTTGACATTTCTGCTAAAATAGGGTAGAGTGTATATATTGATTATGAATGAGGTGCTGTTATGAATACGAACCAAAAATCTACGCTCGCTCGGTTGCTTGCCACTGAGAACCTTCGCGTCGAACACCAGCAGGTGCAGACTGCTGCCTTCGATCTCAAGAACCGCACTCTCATCCTCCCGATCTGGAAGGATATGTCGAACG